AACACACGCTTTAAAAAATTATCAAAATACAAAACAAATGCCTTACCACTTGGCCACACGAGCTCGTTAGAGAAATATGCTCGCGACAGGGTTCGAACCTGTGATCGTTTGCTCATTTTGTAAAAACTCTCTCGGAGGGTTTCGATCCCTCTACTTCAGGATTAACAGTCCTACACTCTACCGATTGAGTTACGAGAGAAAGGGTCGTGCAACCAAGGATCGAACTCGGGACAATTGGAGTTTAGCAACTAAACGAATAGTTAGTATAATTCAAAATTACAATCCAATGCTCTACCAACTGAGCTATCGCACGTATGATACCGGTGTGATTTGAACACACGCTCTTTCGAACCAGAGCCTTAATCTGGCGCCTTAGACCGCTCGGCCACGGTATCACGAAATTATTATGTTTGTATTCTTTAAGTAAGAATGTTCGTTCAAATTATAAGTATCATTCTTCTACTGGTACTCGTTACACTTTTGTTACGTCGTTACCGTCGAAACCCAGAGTATAAGTGTTTTCTTCTCACCCTGGAAACATCAGCCGACCGACGCGAAAAGTTTATTAACCATTACGACGAATCCGTACCTCTAGAAATCATATACGGAACAGATACCAGGAAACTCGAAAATGCTAAAAAGTACCAGAAAATCATCGAACCGAACTATTACCGCGAGGCTTTAAAACTTCACTATAACGCGAACAAGACGCGACCGGATATTACCTATTTCAATTTAGGTGCTATTGGGTGTTATATGGGACACATGGACTTTTACCGAAGGTGTTTCGAACAAAACCTCAAATATGCCGTTATTTTTGAAGATAATGTCATTATAAAAGATAAACGCGTTTACCGGGAAATTCAGGACGTTATAAACAAAAAGGGTGACGATTTCGAAATGTGTTTCTTCCACTGTTTATCGCGATACCCGGATAAGGAAAGTGCTGAAAAGAGCGGACTCGAACGCGTTAAGTGGATTTCGAGTACCAAGTGTTACCTCATACACGTCGATAACATGAAAAAGTATTATAAACACTTTTTTCCAATAGATAATCACGTCGATATGAAACACGAAGATATAATCGCGCGAGGTGCGCGTGTTTACTATAAGGATCTCAGACACTGTTTACACATTGATCGTACCCATAACAGTACCATTGGACACAGTAATTGGGGGAACCGCGAGTTTTTCTCGAAACGGTACCCTACTGCAACCACCGACGAACTCGAGTACGGGTGGTAAACACACTAATTCCACGGTATATCTTGTGGACGAAACCGACACCCAATTTTTAAAAAGTCAACAAACTGTTTAAATTCTGGTTCAGTTATATCGGTATTTTCCATCGAATTAAGAACGTTACCGACATATTCGTTATACTTTTTATGATTACCTCTATGTGTAAGTCTATTCTCACGCAAATTACCAATTTCACGCGGCATCATTATTATGTTTTCGCTCGCGTGGATATCATAGTTTATCTTTTCAATAATTGGGTGACTCTTGAACTCTTTTGGTATGACGTGATGGTCCTCGACGTTACGAACATTCCATCTAAGTTTGAACGTACGTCTGAGTAATGACCCGTATCGCATACTATAGTTTTGAAATACTTCTACGCCGAGACGCATCATTGAATCTTCCAATTCATCAACTTCTTGCCATGCCGCAAAACACTCTTCTGATGTTCCCGAAACGTAACACTTTTCATCGGCCTCGTCGAGTGCTTCCGCGAACCTAAACTGAAGGCGTGGGTTCTCGAACGTTTGAAACGCGATATTTATTTTTTTAGAATACGTACCTTCGAGAATGTTCTTACGTATTTGGTTACGTTTGTTTTCGGGGGACGGGGGGATTGAAGAAACTCGAATCATTTACTTTTTAACGTGGTATATCTTTAACACGTTAAAAAGTAGGCGTGATCCCAGCGGGGGTCGAACCCGCGACCTCGGCGTTGCGTTTGTGACGATAAAGTCACTTAGGTATACCTAGTAGTGTATAAGCACCGCGCTCTAAACCAACTGAGCTATAGGATCATATTCATATATAAACCATAATCTTTATACCCCGCACGAAGGATGAGACTCTAAATCCGCTGAGTGTCTCGGTGTTGGTAATTGATTATCTGGTGTTTTTGGACGCGTCATCCATTTTTTTATAGCTTTTGATACGCGCGAATCGTCTTGTTTAATTAATTCACCGTTTGAAATTATACTTAAACCATTACACACGTCAGGTTTATTTTCTTTATCGGGAAACGTTTCGTTAAACGCCTCTATCGTGTGCCCGGGTATATCAGGTGCTTCATCAAGTAATCTATCGTATTCTAAACGCACTTTATTCACAAAATCTAAAACGTCTTCGCGGTATTTCGTTTCGAGTGATAATTCCATATCAATGTTTCTATAGAATTTTGAGTATTGGATGGACATGACCGAGTGTGCTTCCATCATACGTGAAGAATTGTTAAACTTTGATATCGATGTAAGTATACCCGCAATAACATTCATAAACGCGAAAAAGTATTGAAAAATAACAATTTTTTGTTTTTGTTCGGTCGACATGTTTTGATCATTAGGACTTAAAACCGCAAACCCACCAACACCCGTAATACTCGATATAACTATACACGGGTACGATAACCAATCGTTCTGTTTTTTATAAAACATACGTGCGTGATTGTGTAACCATCGGTACCCGGCAGCCTTTTCGGCCCATCGGATTAGGAGTTGTTCTTGTTTTGGACACCAATGATGTTGTTCTGGTACTTCTCCCATTACTCTTTCTTAGAAAATAAATAAGCATATTCGCGAGCCTGTGTATCTACAATCTCGTTCTTTTTGTTTCCATTGTGTGCCTTGACCCACTTTATATCAACAAACTCAATTTTACGCAATAGGTATAACATGTGTATCCATAAATCCTTATTCTTTACGGGTTCACCTTTACTCGTTTTCCAACCGTTACGTTCCCAATTCTTAGACCACTCGAGTAATCCCATTTTTACGTAGTTACTATCGGTATATACAGTTACAGTATCGTGTCCTAATTCTATACACTTCTCGAGCGCTTTTACGACTGCGGTCATTTCCATTATATTGTTTGTGGTTATCTTGGAACCTCCTCGGCCTATCACGTTTTCTATAAGATAGGCCCAACCACCAGGTCCCGGGTTACCGAGACAACTTCCGTCTGTGTAGACTTCTATCATAGTTACTAGTATATACGATAAAATCTTTATGTTTCGTCGTCTGATTTTGAAATACACCAATACATAATTCTATCAAAATTCATATACAAAACACCAAATGCGGAAAATGCTATTAGTATTTCGTAAATAGTCTCCATTAACGTAATATACACGTAATTCTTTATATTTCAGAATCGGTATCGTCTCTATAAGACGTTTTTGGACACAAAAGTATTAAGAATGCAACACCAAGTATAGTAAAGGTTACTGATATTCCAACTATAAAATTCATTATGTTTGTATCACTACTTAAAATTTTAAGTCTCTTTGAAACAAAATGAACCATTACCAAGATTGGGATCCTGTTATTATTCGCGGTAAAGTCAACAAGGAAAAGGAAAAAGAAAAGTATGTTAAGTTCATGGGTCAAGAAATAAAGTTACCCAAACGGAGTCAATATTCGGGTAAAACAAGGGAACAAAAACTCGATGAAACCGAGTTAGGTACACACAAAAGGATCAGTAAAGACACGGCACTAACGATTCAAAAAGCGCGCGTTGCAAAACAGTATACACAAAAGGATCTCGCGGGTCTCATAAACGTATCAACAGATATCATCTCTTCATACGAATCAGGTAAAGCTATTCCGGATCCCAAAGTCATGCAAAAATTACGTCGGGTTTTAGGGGTTAAACTTTAAAATTTGGTCTAAATTTTAATTTTTAAATTGTAAATTTTATTTATTTTTTAAATTTTTAAACGCTTAATAGACGCTTAGTTGGAGAACGCGAGGCCACCCATACCCGATTGGATTCTGAGGACGTTGTAGTTCGTCGCGAACATGTGAAGGGAACTACCCGTTCTGTTGCATTTGACCGCAACTTGCGCGTTGTCAATTCTGGAGAAGTTGCAGGTACCCGTTGGTTGGTGCTCTTCTGGCTTAAGCGCAAAGGAGTACGAGTAGATACCTGGCATTGGGGAACCGGAGTGGTGGACAAATGGTTGGACTTGGTTGAAGTACTTACCAGATTGTTCCTTGAATCTGTCTTGACCGTTGAGGACCAACTTGAACGTAGACAATGGACCGGAAGTGTCTTCATCGAATTGCGTGAGGCCATACAAGGCTGGTGCACCCGCGGCGGATGGCGAGATGGCGACGTTTGAATCCTCAATCGCAGCAACGTTGGAAGTGATAACAACTGGTGTACTTGTAAAGTTCCACACATTGGAACCGATGTCAGTGCACCAAACCAATTCCTTAACTGGGTGGTTGTACGACAATCTAATTTGCTTGGTGGCATCAGCATCGGCCAAGGAATCAGTGCCAGTGTGTTGGACTTGTTCGATCAAGTATTCGTGACCCTTTTGCGCGAATCGTCTGCGCTCT